AAGTGGATGATGTGGTCTGATGAAGACTTCTATCTCATCCAAGAAGAAAATATTTTAACTGTAGCACCCATGTCGATGGAGTCAATCCTGATGTATAAGATGTGGTTGCGGAAAGAATGTGGTCACCCAGGAAAAAACGATAATGCTGTCCCTGTTACTGAGAACATGGGTCTAGTTGGTAAGGTTTCAGAGGCACGTTCTAAGTTAGAAGATCTCTGGAAAAAGTCTGCTGGTTGACATAGGTATAACTATCACGTATAATTATACTATGACAAGGCAGATATAATATGCGGTCTACCAACATGACAAAACGAAAACAACATTACGTTGATAACAAAAAGTTTCTGGAGGAGATAACAATTTATCGCCAGTCAGTTACTGAAGCAAAGATATTAGATAAAGAGAAGCCTAGGATAACCCATTACCTTGCCGAGTGTTTCCTAAAGATTGCTACTCATCTATCATACAGACCAAACTTCATCAATTATATGTTCAAAGAGGACATGATATCAGATGGAGTGGAGAATTGTGTACAGTATATCGATAACTTTGACCCAGAGAAATCACGTAACCCCTTTGCTTACTTCACTCAAATCATATATTACGCTTTCTTACGAAGGATAGCAAAAGAGAAGAGACAGATGGACATACGTGATAAGCTTATCGAGAAGAGTGGCTATGAGGCAGTCTTCCATTCTGATAGTAAGGATGACCATTCTGAAATGAATAGCATTAAAGGAAGAATAGAGACTAATATGCGTTACTAAATTATGAAAGTGTTATTGATTACTGACCAGCACTTTGGGGTACGCAATGATAATCAGCATTATGTAGAGAGATACAGACGATTTTATACTGATATCGTCCTTCCTAAGATAGATAAGGAAGGAATTACTGAGGTGTTATGCCTTGGTGATACCTTTGATAGAAGGAAGGGTATCAATTTCTCCTCCTTAGAGGCTGCCAAGGATATGTGGTTTAGACCACTAGCTGAGCGTGGTGTGAAGTTAACCATGCTAATAGGCAACCATGACATCTATTACAAAAATACTCTCACGGTTAATTCTCCTGAGCTTCTGCTTGGGGAGTTTGACAATATTGATATCGTTTGTGTACCAGGTGAGCAGGATGTAGGTGGTGAGAAGATGTTTCTTATGCCTTGGATATGTGATGAGAATAAGAAAGAATCTTGGGACAAACTTGCTGCCACTGATGCAAAGTATTGCATGGGACACCTAGAGTTGAATGGGTTTAATCCTATTCCTGGATATACCATGCAGCATGGTGATGATCCAGCACACTTTTCTAAGTTTGATATGGTATGCACAGGGCACTACCATTGCAGAAGCACCAAGGGTAACATCACTTACCTAGGTAACACGTGTCAGTTATACTGGAATGATTTTGGTCATGATCGTGGGTTTCATATCCTAAATACTAATACGAAGAAGCTTACCTTTGTTAAGAATCCCTACGTTACATTCAATAAGATATACTACAAGGATGATATTAAATTATCACCAGTCCAATTGAGGAAACTAGAAGGGACATACGTTAAACTAATTGTAGAGCAAAAGGAAGATCAAGTTAAGTTTGACCAGACTGTAAGAAGATTGCAGCAAGCAGACTTAGCAGACCTAAAGATAATTGAAGACACCTCATATGAATTGGATGATGTTACTGATGTTGAGGTAGAGGATACTCTTACTATATTAGAGACGTGTGTAAAAGATTTTGATAACAAAGATAATATATTTAATATACTCAAGTCACTTTACATGGAAGCATTGGAGGTTTGATGTTTATTCTCACCGACCAGACTACTAATGGTGTGTATGCTGTCAGGGATGACAACACAGTTGAACGTGTTGTACAGATATTCATTGACAAAGATGATGCGGTGCGTTACTATGGAATGCTGAAGGCTATTGATTACCCTCGTCAGTTAGAAATAACTGAGGTTGAGGAGGATCAAGTGAAGGAGAATTGTAAGATGCATGGATATGCATTTACTATGATTACTCCAGACCAAGTTGTTATACCCCCACAAACTAAGAATGATAAAGTTTGAAACTATCCGATGGAAGAATTTTCTTGCAACGGGTAACTCATTTACTGAAGTGAAAATTGATGCTTCTCCATCACACTTAGTGGTAGGGTCTAATGGTGCAGGGAAATCTACTATGTTAGATGCTCTGTGCTTTGTTTTGTTCAACAAACCCTTCAGGAAAATCAACAAGAGTCAACTGATTAATAGTATTAATGAGAGTGGCACTGTTGTTGAGATTGAGTTTGGTATAGGCTCAGTGAAATATAAAGTGAATAGAGGTATTAAACCAAATGTATTTGAGATTTTTAGAAACGGTACACTCCTTGACCAGGACGCTGCAAGCAAAGATTACCAGAAGTACTTGGAACAATCAATCCTTAAGTTCAACTACAAGTCCTTCACTCAAGTTGTCATCCTTGGTTCATCCACATTTGTCCCCTTCATGCAACTCGGAGCAAGTGTCAGGAGAGAAGTTATCGAAGATTTACTCGACATCCAGGTCTTCTCCCGAATGAATAACCTGTTGAAAGACAGGATGAAAACAAGTAGAGAGACCATTAGTAACTGTGAGCATGAGTTGAAACTCGCTAGCTCACACGTGGACATGCAGATGAAGACCATCGGTCAGATGGAGAAGATGAATAAGGAGCACCTTGCTACTGCTAAGAAGCGAATGTCGGAGATTAATAATAGGACAGAGCATAACAAGGCAGAGGTGCAGAAGTTAACTGATTTGATTGCTAGTCAATCGAATGTGCAGCAGGAGTATGATGAGCTTAAGGACATGCGAGTCAGAATCCAGACCAATTTAGAGAAAGCAGATAAAGATTTAAAGTTTTATTGGGAGAATGATAACTGTCCTACCTGTAACCAGGTGTTAAAGGACAAGAGTGAGTTGATAGCAGGTGCATCATCAAGAGAGAAGAAGTTTAGTGAGGGTCTAGCGATACTAACTGACACATTAAACCGAGCACACAAGACCATGAAGGAGTTGAATGGACACAGTAAGAAAATCGTGGAATTTCAGTCTGAAACTAAGGGTCTCGATAAAGAATTTAAGAAGTTAAAGGCCGATATAATTAAGGAAGCACCTGATATTGCTGCTGAGAAGACACAACTCCTGGAGTTTAAGACTGTATTAGCAGATACAGAGGAGAGATGTGCCAAAGTCAACGAAGATATGAGTGACTTGAAGGTAGTGCAGGAATTATTAAAGGATGGTGGCATCAAATCCAAGATTATATCTAAGTTTATCCCTATAATTAACCAGTTAATCAATAAATACTTGCAGTCAATGGACTTCTTTGTTAATTTTACCCTCGATGAGGAGTTTAATGAGGTAATTAAGTCCAGATTTCGTGATGATTTCTCCTATGCATCCTTTTCAGAGGGTGAGAAGCAGAAAATTGACCTAGCACTCCTCTTTACATGGAGAGAGATAGCAAAACTCAAGAATTCTGCTAGTACTAACCTACTAATACTGGACGAGGTATTCGATTCATCCCTAGATGACGCTAGTACTGATGAATTACTCAAGATTCTGAAGGAATTTGGTGACAATGTTAATTTATTTGTCATTTCTCACAAAGGAGAGCTACTTCTTGATAAGTTTAATACAACACTCCGTTTCACAAAGGTCAATGATTTTTCCAAACTGGCAGCATCATAGTAAGAAGGATGCTAAACGGACGTTAAGACCTCAAGCACTGAGGTCCGCCCGTGAAAGACGCAGACAGTTAAAAAAGCGTCTACTTGGACCCCCAAAACCTCCTAGGGGGTCTTATACTGTTCATATACACACGAGAGACCTATGCATCACAGCTTCAAGTTCAATGAGATTAAGGGTACACTAGCGAGACTGCTTGCGACCGAGAACCTCATCGTGGAGCACTGCCGCTGTGAGACTGCATCATTCGATGTGGACAAGAGGATTTTGAAACTACCTATGTGGGATGCAACTGACAGGGTATATAACTGTCTGGTTGGTCACGAGGTAGGACATGCATTGTTTACTCCCAATGAGGAGTGGGCAGATGCTAAAGTGCCACAGTCATATATAAACGTAACTGAGGATGCACGTATTGAGAAGTTGATGAAGCGTAAGTTTCCTGGACTTCAGAAAGATTTCTATAAAGGTTATCAAGAACTTAATGATGATGACTTCTTTGGCATACAGGACATCAATATTAATAGTCTTAAGTTAATTGACCGTATTAATCTTTACTATAAGATAGGAGCATATTCATTAGTACCATTTAATGACTCTGAGATACCCTTCAGAGACGCTGTAGGAGCGACTGAGACCTTCGACGAAGCAATTCAGGCAGCAGTAGCAATTTATAAGTATGAAAATGAGAAGAAAGAGGAGAAAATCGATACCACAGAGTCTGCTCAGACAGATACAGAAGACACTCAGTTGGATGATTTACCTGGACCCTCTGCTGGTACTCCACAGGAAGACCCAGAGGGAGAAGAGGAACCGTTACGTCAGGAATCACGACCAGAGCCTGTAAATGAGGGTGATGTTGGTGATTCTACTGATGAAAATAAAGGAATGGGTGGATCACAAGGAAGTGATGAAGCAATAACTGATAGGAATTTAAGTGACAGTCTTAAGAATATACAGGGTAGTGCATACTCTGACGTTAGTTACCTTGAGATTGATGATGTTGATATTAATCATGTAGTAGTGGATCCACATAGGATTCATCAAGAAACTGTTGATTTTTACAATTGCAAACAGTTTGTAGATGTTAATGATGACTTCTATATCAAGAATGACTGGACATATACTGATAGTTTATATAAAAAATTCAAAAGAGAGTGCTCACGTGAGGTAAATTACCTTGTGAAAGAGTTTGAGATGAAGAAGTCTGCTGCTGCATACTCAAGAGAGTCAGTTGCAAGGACTGGTGTCATTGATACTAATAAACTTAACACTTATCTCTGGAATACTGACATCTTTAAGAAGGTAACAGTAAGACCTGATGGTAAGAATCATGGTTTAATCTTCTTACTTGACTGGTCAGGGTCAATGTCCTCATGTTTACTTGATACTTACAAGCAAGTCTTATCATTGTGTCTCTTCTGTCGTAGAGTTGGTATTCCATTTAATGTATTGGCATTTGTTACTGATGCTACTTGGAATAGATACCCTAGAGATGAGGAATATGAGGGTAGGGTTGGTACATTACATATACCTGAGCACTTCCATCTTTTAGACTTCCTTAACAGTGACTTAAACAATCAACAGTTTGATACTTATTCTTTAGAGATATGGAGAACTGTCGTTGCTATCGATTCTCGTTACGGATCAATGTATTCTCGTGACTGGGAAGAATGTCAGCGGATTCCTGATAGAATTCCACCACACATGCAGTTGGGTGGCACTCCATTAAATGAAGCAATAGCATGCCTTAAGACAATTATTCCTGTATTCCAAAGGAAGCATGGGGTTGAGAAGTGTCATGTATCTATTCTTTCTGATGGAGAAGCATGTTGGTCTGGTCAGTGGAGAGAGACCACATATAATAACAATACACGTATGCATAGAG